ACTTTCATTTATTGTTATTACGTAATTTCATACCTACACACGCGCGCGAGAAGCAAAATGGCTAGAAAACAGAGATCGGATAGTGTTGCTGATGACATAAAGTCTTTTTCGCAAATTTCGGAAAGTGTAATCTTGCCTGAAGGAATTGATTTTGACAATGAGCAAGAAAAAGTAATTTGGAATCAATTTACTAAGACACGTTCTATTGATTCTTGGCGTGAATTTGATTTAGTACTGTTGGCTAAGATAGTCAAACTAGAGTCACGCATGAGAACTCATCAAGCTGAACTAGATGCAATTGGTGCAATTATTACAAATGATCGTGGCACACAGATTGAAAACCCGTTGTTTAGAGTGCTTGATGTGTTGCAACGTCAACAAATGGCAATTATACGCTCAATGTCACTTAATCAAACAAAGTCAGACCCTCGCACGTTAAATGCAACGGGTAGCAAGGTGGCAAACGCTCAAGCGACTGCAAACTCGTTTGATGAGGAATTAATCCCTCGGTTGAGGGCTGTAAACTAAAATGACACGTGGCGAACGAGTTATAAAATTTCTGACAACGTATTGCATAGTGCCAGAAGGGAATTTAGTAGGAAAGCCTATTGTTCTCGATGACTTTCAGGTCAAGTTCATTCTTGATGTTTACGACAACCCACACACGACTAAGATGGCAATTTTATCTATTGCCAGAAAAAATGGTAAAACAGGCCTGATTGCAGCATTACTGCTTGCTCACCTAGTTGGCCCTGAAGCTGTGCTTAACAGCCACTTGCAATCGGGTGCGATGTCGAGGGAGCAAGCGGCGCAGGTGTTTAACTACGCCTCCAAAATGGTTATGCTTTCACCACAGTTGTCGCAAATTATTCGCATTGTTCCATCTAACAAGCGATTGATCGGTTTGCCTCTTAATACAACGTATCAAGCATTATCAGCAGACGCAAAGACTGCTCACGGTGGTAGCCCGATATTTGCATTGTTAGATGAAGTTGGTCAGGTTAAAGGGTCAAGAAGCGATTTCATTGACGCAATCACTACTTCTCAGGGTGCATACGATAATCCGTTGCTTATTGCAATTTCTACGCAAGCGTCAGAGGACGCTGATCTATTAAGCATTTGGATTGATGACGCGAAGAAATCAAAAGACCCTCATACCGTATGCCACGTTTACTCAGCACCACAAGGTATGGAGTTGACTGACGAAGAGGGGTGGGGCAAGGCTAACCCTGCAATGGGTACTTTTCGCTCAAAAGAAGATATTAGGGTCAATGCTGATAAAGCATCTCGTATGCCATCATTTGAGAATACGTTTAGAAACCTCTATTTAAACCAAAGAGTTTCATACGCAAGCCCATTCGCCTCATTAAATGTGTGGAAATCTTGCGGAGAAGCGATTGACGAATATAATGGTGAAATGGTATACGGTGGACTTGATTTATCATCACGTGCCGATTTAACGTCTTTGCAATTGATTTATAAAACTAAGGGCAAATGGAATGTTATCTCGCACTTTTGGACGCCCGAGAAGGGTTTGTTGGATAGGGCGAGAAGGGACAGGACACCTTATGATGTTTGGGAAAAGCAGGGGTTTTTGTATGCAACCCCAGGCGCTACGGTAGATTATGAGTATGTTGCAAAACATATTAAAATATTGCTTGATCGCATGAATATTGGCAGTATCGCCTATGATAGGTGGAGAATTGATTTATTAAAGAAAGAATTTAACGATATTGGGTTAGAATTACCATTATCTGAGTGTGGACAAGGTTATAAAGATATGTCGCCTGCTATTGACGCTTTAGAATCTGAGTTATTAAATGCTCGTATTAGGCATGGTATGAATCCCGTGTTAACGATGTGCGCGGCTAATGCGATAGTTATTAAAGACCCATCAGGAAATAGGAAGTTAGATAAATCTAAGTCTACTGGAAGAATCGATGGAATGGTTGCGTTGGCTATGGCGTTTCATGCAACGGGCTTTAATTCTGAAGATGAGGGTGATTTAGATGGATTTTTAAACAATCCAGTATCTTTACGACATTAGGAATAAAATAGTGGCAACATTCTTTCAATAGATTAGACGTATATTTGGTAATGTTGGCTCAACGGGTCAGCAAGATGGCGTTCAATACAATCAGCCATTTACCAAAGTATATGAAACCACGCCCGATGTAGGCATTGACGGTGCGCTACAGGTATCTGCCGTTTGGTCAAGCGTTGAACTGCTTTGCGACAATTTAGCTTCATTGCCACTTTTTATTTATGAAAGAGAGCGAGGGGCTGATGGGCATAAGGTTTTAGCCCGTAACACACAGCTTTGGACACTATTACACGAAAGCCCGAATAATCGTCATACTCCGATGGAGTTTTGGCAATACATGACGATGAACTATTTATTGCGTGGTAATGCTTATGCAAAGCTAGATCGCAACAGTAAGGGCGAAGTATTCAATATGATTCCGCTATCTGCCGATCAGGTAGAGATTGAGGTATTGCGAGATCAGAGTATTGTTTACAAGTATCAATACGAAGGCAAGGTAGCGGTATATTCATCGGATTCGATTTTACATTGGCGCGACAAGGGTAATGGCATTATCGGTATGTCGCGTTTAGATTATATGCGTTCAACGGTTAGTTTAGCGATTAACGCGCAAAATCATTCGAGCAATATATTTCGCAAGTCGGCAAAGAGACCAGGGGTCTTTATGATAGATAAACTTCTATCAGAAGAGCAACGCAAGGCGGTCAGACAGAATTACCGTGGTCTTGTCGAAGGTAATGAAGACGATTTGCTTGTGCTTGAGGCGGGTGCTAAGTTTGAACCATTAAACATGACACCTGCCGATGTTCAATTACTAGAAACTAGAAAATATACCGTTGAAGATATTGCCCGTTGGTTCGGTATTCCATCGGCAATGATTAACGATACAAGTAAAACAACGACTTGGGGTACGGGTGTTGAGCAATTGATTGAAGGATTTTATAAATTCCGATTGCGCCCTATGCTTGAGTCACTTGAGCAGTCTATTGATAAGAGAGTATTAACGACAGCTCAACGCATGAAGTATACGGTTGAGTTTAGTTTAGACGCTATATTGCGTGGTTCTTTGAAGGATAGGCTTGAGACAGGCTCAAAAGCCGTGCAGAACGGGTTAATGACTCGTAATGAATGGCGACAACTAGAGAACTTACCGCCTATTGAAGGCGGGGATACATTAACTGTTCAGAGTGCCATGATTCCCATTAATATGATGGGTAAGATTGGTAATGGTCAAAATTTAGATACTAGTGCAGAACCCCCAATTGCACAATGAGGTGATTATGTTAAAGAAAAACCTATTATTAAATAACGTTGAACTGAAGATGACCGATAACGGTAGATTCTCAGGTTACGCCTCAACATTTGGCAATGTGGACAGTTATAACGACACAATTGCTAAAGGCGCGTATGACGGGGTGATTGAAAAGATTGGCGCGGGTTTGTCTTTAATGCCGAAGATGTTTATTAACCATAAGTCATGGGAAATACCCGTTGGTAAATGGGTCAAGATGAACCAAGATGATAAAGGTTTATTTGTCGAAGGTGAATTTACAAAAGGCAATACTGACGCGGATAAGATCAGAGCCGCGATGCAACACGGCACAGTAGACGGTTTATCTATCGGTTTCTCTATTGGCGATTATGAAATTGTCGAATCTGAGAAATTACGCATTATTAAAAGCATTGCTGAGTTACCCGAAGTATCAATCGTTACCTACCCCGCCGACAATAGCGCAAGGGTAGACCTAACAAGCGTTAAATCAGCATTAGATAGTATAGGCAGTATTAAGGAACTAGAGGACTTCCTACGCGATGCAGGCGGGTTCTCAAGGGCATTAACAACACGTTTTATTAGTCGCAGTAAAGAAATCTTTGCTCTGGGTGAGCCTGACGCAAAAGAGGTTTTGTTAGATGATGAGATCAAATCCTTGATCGCGTCAACCTTTTTAAAAGCTCAACTTGGAGATCGAAACCATGAGTGAATTTATCAATGAAGTTAAAGCATTAGCACAGACACAAGCCCTTATCGTTAAAAGCAACGAGGACTTAAAAGCCACAATGGAAA